GTCTGGTCATGTCAGCTAGACAGTTTGAAAGTTTACGGCTCACTTACAACCCACAAGGTCTCAAACGTCGATGTCAGTGAGGACCCCCAACAAGGGGTAATCAACGCACGCATACGGGCCAAAGCCCGCCGCGAGCGAATCCTCCAAACAGCTCTCCATCATCTCAACGCTAAGACCGTACCGTTCCATAAAGAAAACCTCCGTGTCCGCGTTGGCGACGTGCTGCTGTGTGACAAGCGATTTGTACACCTTACGCGCGTCAACGTACTCTTCAGCCTTCACCGTGGCCATTGTTGAAAGAGCGTGTTTCGCGTATGTGCGGATAACTGGCAGAAATCCGGCTTCTTGGGTCAATCCCAGGAGCATGCCTTTGGTCTCGCCCGGAGTCAGCTTTGTAATGCCGAAACCAATCTTCGGGAGCCGTCTCCCGATCTTTGGTGCCAACACATAGCCGCCTTCTACAGGCCAAAAGAGCGATGAACAGTACTCAGCTTGACTCCATTCCGTCGTGAATTTACATTTCACGTCGAACCCGAGTGCAAGGTTTTCCCTGATCATATACGCTCGCACATTGCGCATCTCCGCTTCTCCCAACTTCTTCATGAAGACGACGAAGCTATCGTCCCCACACACCAACATCTTGTACTCATTCTCACTAAAACCATAGGCCTGGAGAAGGTAATCGAGTTTTGCGCCGTTGCCAAACGTATTGCTGACTGATGTATCGGCGCGACCGCTGGTCATCGTATATGGCACCGAGTATTTAATCCCGTGCCGCGAATAACCACGAATGGTAGGCAAAGATGCCTCAATCTCGCAAGCATACGGATAATCATCTATAGCTGTGCGTGTCTTGAGGATCCGCGCTGTCGCGCATGCCCCTTCCCCTTCGTGTGCGTCATATCTCGATTCATCGAACTCGCCAATGGTGATTTCAACGCCGTCGAACTGGTCGCGCCATCGACCAATTTCTTCAGCGCTCATACCACTCGTATAGCAAATCCGATTATCCTTGTTCCATTGACTCGTAAGGATCTTCGACATATGCCAAATGAACGGCCCAAACGCCACGTTCATTTTAGCAGAGCACGCCTGTATGGCGCGCGGGTCAAAGTCATCCACAGTCTGGCCCCCCTTCATGGTGCACTCCCGCTTGACCATCAGACTCATCAAAAAGTCCGACGGATTCAAGCCATCTCGTTTCAACTCCGCGTATGCCACTGCGTTAATCACACGCAACTTCGGAGGAAAGTGTTTGTTCCACGCGTCGAACAATTGATCATGAGTCCCCTTGACTTCGGGGAAATCGCGCACAAGCTTCCGCGCATGGCTCTGGACCTTC